TTCAATGTCTAAAATCTCATCAAGAGCATCACCAATAACTTCTTCATTGTTTTTTATTTGGTCTACAAGGTAATCTTCGTATTCTATCATACCATCATCACCTTTAGCCGCAAACTTATCTCTTGCTTCACGAAACTTTTGTATTCTTTCTTTATTCTGATCTATTCTTGACTGTATTTCTGAGTCTATTGCTTTTGTAGGTTGTTCTTTTTTATCACGGATTTCCGTGCGATCGTCATTATTTGCCGACCCAATGTCGGCAAAATCTTGGGCAGTATCATTTTGTGTAGTTGTGACTTGCTGTTGATTATCCTTTTCTTCTTCTTCGGGATCTTTTGCATTTTGAATGTCACTAGCTAAGTCTTGAGGTATTTCTTTAGTTTCTAAGTCACCAGACTTTACAGCCTTCTTTAATAATCCAACAGCGGAACTATAAGCAGCTTTTTTCTCATTATCCATTGGTTCTTCGCTGTATTTATAATTTAAAGCGGTGGCTATAGTAACATCTTCTTCACCCTTTCTTACATTATTACTTTTAATAAAATCTTCATAAGATTCACTAATGTATAATTTTTTAGATTCTATAATTAATTTTTTTATAGTGTCTTTCATTTTATTACACTCATTACACTTTTAAGATTAAAATTATCATCACTTATAAATATCTCTTTATTTTCTTGATTGTCAACTTGTTCGTTTTTTAAAGTATCATTAAGAACGGGTTTATTTTTATCTATCTCTAAATCACCAGAAAAGAAGTCATTGAGTTCATCAATTATTTTCCCAAATAAAGAAATAAGCTTTGTTCTATTGTGCAGAATGTGATCCTTATACTGATCTAAGTCACCTGTAAATTCAACATCCTTAATCATCAAGTAAATTTGGCCGGTTGGTTTTATTCTTATTTTATTTCTTATGTAATTTTCTAATTCGCCCTTTACTCTTGCAAATTCATCATCATTATGAATAAACTCATGGCGCAAATCCAAAATTATTTCCGATGTCACCCAATAGTATAGCGATCTTAATCGATCTAAAACATAATATTTAGTTGGGGTGCTCAATCTTTTTGAATGGCTAGGTTTGTAATTACTATACTCGTCATCAAACTTCTTTATATAGTCCTTAAATCTATTAACCAAATTTTTTTTATCAATTCTGAAATCCATAGTTTAAATCCTTAAGAAAATTCATTACTAGTAAGCACTTACGACATAAAAAATAAAAGAAAAGTTATTTATAAATTATAATTAACCTGCTTTGATGTTTTTAATAACAGTGTTACTAGGTATTGTTGAAATAAAGTTAATAAAAATTTCGCTATCAGATAGTGGCCTAGTAAAAACTCTTGTTAAACCTACGTCAAAAGGAAGGTTTGTTCCAGTAGAAGAAGAGTCATCACCTATAAATAGTCTTTGTGTATTGCTAACACGATCCATAGCAACTGTCCAAGCTGAACTATCTAAAGCTGTTATAATATCTCCACCTCCAGAAATTGTGCTTGTCAGAGAATCTCCGGTAATTGTTCTTGCAAGTAATGCTTTTTCTCCATTAACATACATACTCATACCAGAGTCAGATCCAGTAGCTGTTATTTTAGCGGCTATGTGGTACCATCTATTAAGTTTATAATTTCTACCGCCAGCCATTGGATTATCTCCAGCAGTTATTGCACCAGCAGTAATTGATGCTAATCCATTTGAAAAAACTAATTCACCGTTTTCCAATCTTAATTGCAATGATCTATCAGAAGTATCTCCGAGATGAAATAAAGATTGATTAGAAGCACTACTATGCAATCTCACATATCCCATTACTGTCATTCCAGTAGTACTATGGTGTCTAGTTTTGAAGAGTTCACTGGGTACACTCTTAATAAATCCTCCACCATCTAATCTGAATCCACCCTCTGTTGGACCCATAGACCAACCACTAATAGTTCCTGTTAAAACACCATTTTCAAAAGTTACTCTTTCACTGGGAACAGGAACATTACCTGTGCCTCCAGCTGCCTTACCTTCTAATGATGCAGAAAGGGCATTATAAGAACTATCAAAAACTCCTGTTAATCCTGCTGACTCCCACGTTGGAAGGCCTTGCATTTGATTGTATAGATAGGTCAATATTTCTGCTTTACCTAATTCGCCTGTAGGAGTAGTGTCTTCAATAGAGTCTCTACCTATAGGCCTAATTCCTGTACCTAAAACAGTAAGAGCTGATAAAGTAGGTGCATCCTTTATTTGCAATACTCTATCAGTTATCTGACTAGTTTCATCAAGAATTATTAAATCTATAATGTTATCTTTTTTGGAAAAATTTATATCATAAGTATATTTATAAAGATCAGAAGTTGTTGAGATGTTTGTTAAAGAAGCTGTACCTCCATCAACAAGTGCATCTGATCCCCAATCGGCTGTCAAGCTTGATTGGCCAGGAACAAATGCATAAGATCTTAATCTATAATTACCTGTAACAGAAGTTATTCCTGTGTTGTCGCCATAGGTGAGACCTACTACTGCACCTGCGGTTGAACCTGCTGCAGTTATACTTATATCATTTTCAGTAGATCTTCTTACTCTATAAAGAGAAATAAAATCATTTCCTGTTAGCCCAACTCCTCTAACTAAATTAAAGATGGGTTGTTTGTCAAAATTACCTTTATTACTTTTAAAATCAACTCTATATTCTAAGTTTATATTATTAACTTGCATTTTAATCCACCACATTCCATGATAATTGTGAACCTTTTCTAATTTGATCTGGGCCAACGAACACAGAGTAATAGTCACCTTCTTGCAATTGCAATCCATCAACCCTAAATAATGATCCATTATCAGGCTCAGCTGAGTTATGTAATTGTTGAATACCAACAGATCCTGTTATAGAAGGCTCATTCACATCTGCTGAAACTGGTAATGTCATAACTAAAGGTTTCCATGTAACGTTATTAAAAACTGCAGTTGTTGCTGCAGAGTTTGCAGCGTGGCCTAATGTGTAAGTTACTCTAGCAGATGCAGAACCAGTTGTTAGTAACATTCTCATAGAAAGAGTATAGTCATTTCTGTCATAAAGTAAATTGCTATAGTCAATGTTATGTATAGCTCCTTCTCCTGCTTTATTTGTATTAATGACATGAGCCGAAGCTCCATAAAATATATTTAATCTATCTATGCCAACTATCGATGAGTCACCAGACGCAACCCATAAACTATTTCCAGATCCTACTAAATTCTCCACTCCTTCTTCAGAAATTAATTCCTCTTGGTCATCATGTATTATAGTTAATCCTCCATGATCAAAAAGTCCACCCGATACCGATGATAGCCACCCACCAGAAATAGTCTGGCCTTGCACTATAGTTTCTTCTTCAGAAAAGTCTACAGACCCCACAAACCCTATAGGTGTTCCATTATGGTTATACTCAGAAGTATCAACGATAGAATCTGCAACGTTTGCAAATAGATCTGCAGCAGATAGTGTTTCAAATCTCCACCAAGCCACACAATATTCTGCACTGGGTGCAAATTGTAACTTAACTTCAGATGAAAAAGCCTGAGAAGAAAAATCCTCTGGTATTATTCCAATGTTTTCTGGTTTAGCTAATTCAATTATAGAGTCTGTTGTTCCAGAATTAAGCCAAATTCTCATTTCATCTAACTGCCCATCAAAGCTTATCTGTCTATCACCAAAGAAGTTAAGAGGTAGTGTAGTTGAGGGAAAAGGATCTAAATCATTGGCCTTTGCCATACAATCATCGCCTGTTTGATATCTGTTTAGTTCACCATTCATGTAAAGCTTAAAGGTGTGCCTTGGTGATGGTTTAAAAAACGGATCACCTAAACCACCTGTTACTGAATGTTCACACCAAACATGAACCCACTCATCAAAAGGAACATTACAAGTAGATGAAACAGAATAAGCGAAATTACTAGCTGTAGCAAATAAGAAGTCTAAATAATAAGCAGAAAGTGGTACAGAACCCGGACCGTATTGTTGAGTTGTAACATCAGAATCGAACGCACTAAGTGCATTTATTGTACGGACGGTATAAACGCCATCATAACCTGTGGTTGATGAAATAGAGTTCCTTTGTATGGTTACTTCAAAAACTTCGCTGTTTCTATCAGTAGCAGTGGTTGAAGATTCTACTTTAATCCAAGATTCAAATGCAATGTTATTAGAAGTTGATCCATGAGTTACTGCATTTTTACCTATACCCTCTAATAAAATTTCTGTTCCTAACCCATTAATCGTAGGAAGAATAAAATAATCATCAACGCCATCAAACTCTAAAGATTGATCAGATCCAGTTAGTACTCCATCTACATTTAATCCAGTCCTTGGCACCCCACTGGGTAATCCTTCAGAAGGTGTATCGCTGAAGTCTATAGTTTCTGGGTTCTCTATTAGTCTTCCATTAATTTTTTGCCATTTGCCTCTTGCATCTGCTGGTATAATTTTAAACATTTTTTAAAGATCCTTATAAGTCTAATTGAAGTTTCACTGTAAGAGGTAAGTCTGTTGGCTTTTTAAGTGGTTTAGTAAATTTAGCTAATGCTAACAAATCATTATCGTCATTATACAAACCAATAGATGACATGTATGGAGAAAAATCAGTGCCAGAAGAAACCAATCCACTTAAATAAAGAGATCTAGATGAATCCCCTGTTAAACTTGATTTAGTAGTTATGTTATTATAAGATTGTTGTATTTGATCTGATGCACCAGCGTTGCCACTAATTGCATTTTGCATAAAAGAAGTGGGATTAAAAGTATAATTTAATTGATCAGAACTTACTTTACAAAAAACATTAAGGGTTGTGTTAAGAACTCTTGTTTTAAATTTTACTGCTGTTACTGCTGTTGCAACTTCTCTATAATTTGATGCGGTAACAACAAACATTCCATCGTCTGGCAATACAATGCCTATAGTTTGGCCATCGTTTTTCTTAATAAGAGATCCAGATCCAGAATCAAAATAGTCTCCCGAAATATCTTCCGCTTCAAAATTTGATCCGGTGACAGTAGCTGTCAAAGAGCCAGGAATAACTTGACTATCATACAATCTTTTACTTAAGGCAAAAACGCCGATGTCTCTAACATTGCCAGTGTTAATAAAACTAGAAGTAGTTGTTGAGGTTAAGGTAGACAATCCCGTTCTTTGATTAACCAGCCCACCAACAACAAAAAAATAAGAAGAACTAGATCCAGTTACACTAGCTGTGAATGCCTTAATTATGTCCTTGTGAGTCATAATGTGGTCTTCTTTGCCTGGGTTTTGATTATTCATACCAGTAATAGATCTTAATGATTGAGTTTCCCAATTATAGAAAAACTGATCTTGTGGCTCTATTGACACATATGTCGTGCTTATTAAAGGATGAACAGCTACTGGAATCCGAGGCCCAGCTGTTGTTGATCCATTTAAAAATTGTTGTATTAATTCTTTTGGCATTTTTATTTCCTAAAAATCTAAACTTATTTGTGTTGTAAGATTAATAGTTTCATCTTTTCTAACTGGTTTAGCTAGTTTTGCAACAGCTATTAAATCATTGTCGTAATTATATAATCCAACAGAAGTTATAAAAGATGTTGGATCATCAAAAACACTTTCTGCAGTTGCGTTATTAAAACCTGTAGGATTGCCAGCATAATTCATTTCTGTGCCTGAAGCTACAGCATTTAACAACAACCTTCCCTTCTTTGATACCGAATCAAAAGAAACCCTCTGTAAATTAATACTAGTATTTAAGTGTCCTGTCACAGCAAATCCATAATCGCCAGTAGTTCCAGAGGTGGGTAGTGTAAATTGTAAACGAGCGTTGACATCATCAGAGTCTATAGAAGCTATTCCTAAGTCATAAAACAAAACTCCTATTGAGCTTTGTGTTCCATCTATTGCGTTTCTTATTAGTTTTCCTTGTCTAATAAAGTTGTCTATAGGATTCTCTATTACTGGTTGATCAAAATAAAGAAAATCTCTAGGAACATCCACCATTTGTGCGTCAGTAATTAAGTTTCCGCTTGTCCCTAAAGTTATGTCTTTTGCATCAAAAACTTTTATTGTAGAATTACCTATAACACTACCTGTGTTTGAAGAAATGTTACCAAAGGCGTCTATCCCCATTGAGTTTCCACTAAGGCCCCCTGCAATGTCCGCTGCGGTTGTACTATTAACATTATTGAAACTCCACCATGATACAATGTTAGAAGCAGAGGATGAAGTTAGCGCACTGTTTTTAAAATCCTCAAAAGATAATAACAGAGAACCGGTGGAGCTATAACTTCTATCATTATAGATTTGCCTACCTACATTAATGTTATACCCAGTTGTTCCATCTTTTAATCTTTGATTCCATAATCTTAGGTGTTGTATTTGTCCATCGTATAGTCCATCAAGTTTAGCGTCAAACTGACTGGCTAATTCACCGCGGTCGCCCTTAGTGTCGCCGTCTAATCTGTTATAATTAGAAACACCAATGTATGCATTATTTCCAGTTGGGGAATTTTCTATAGTGCCATCGTAAAGAGGAGATGTTCTTATAGGTATTCTATTCTCTAACATATTAGCTTGAGGCGCTGGGCCATCAGCTGCATCAGATCCAGGCAATCTAGGAAATACTTGCTCTTTGTTTTGTAGTTTATAACCATCAATGTATCCAAGAACAACCCCTGCCCCGCGTTCTGCACTAGCTTGACTTTGTGTATCTATTATTTCACTAACATCCCAAGTGGCTACAATGTGATGGAAATTGCCATCAAAAATGTTTATACCAACGTCGTTTGGAACAAACAGTCCCGAAGCTTGAATGTTAGCAACAGCAAAGTCATTTACAAACTCACCATCCCCGGTGGCAGACCTAATAGAGAATCTAAAAGCTGGAGATGAACCATCTGGAGCATTGGTTAACTCTAACTTCATAAACTGATCTTTTGAAAGAGGTGAAGAAGAGTTAGCTAATCTTCTAAAATAAATCGTAGAATCAGTTCTAAAGGGCCTAATGATAGCTTCTATTGAACATGCATCTATTATACTATCTAAATTAGTAAATGATGTATATCCAGATCCATTATTAGCTAAAAAGGGATCTGATTCAGTTGTACTAACATCAACCCCAAAAAAAGATTTTTTTGTCGTGCCCTCTACACCTCCATAAGGATTCTTTATGTCCATTGCAACTGCATAGGCAGAAAGATTTGGTGTTTCGGGTCCGTATTGACCTAATACAGCCGAAGTAAACTTATCATTTGCAGAAGGGCCATTGACTGAGCCAGTAATAGAGGTGTTTGAATTATTTATTTGGACTCTAAAGCTAGTTGGATCTATTCCGGAATTAAGAAGATCCCTTCTAATGACAATCTCTCTGATTACAGATGTTTCATAATTAGCTGAAGAAGAACTAAAAAGAGCGTCTGTTATTTTAGCACCATTTTTTAAAGCCTTATCTTCTCTGTAAAGATATCCTTGTGCGTGCCTAAAGATATCTTGGTGAGAAGCTAAAGACTCACTATTAGTTGAGCTTCTATAAGTCTGATCTGCTGTGCTTATAAAAACGCCATCAGTTATTTTGGCAGTAAGTGAATCTTGACCAGCCAAAACAACATTATCAAATGCCCATTTATATTGTATTTCTTTTGGTGTTATTATCCCAAAGACTGATGATTCATTAGGGTCATAAAAGTTAACTTTTCCTAATGATCTTATCCCAGTAAACAAATGCACATGAGAAGCACAGGGAGAGTCCTCGCTAATACTTATAGATGTTTTATCATCTAATGGAGTTGGTTGAATTTCATTTTCACTAAAGGCCTTATAAGACATGATTATTTAACTCAGATTAGTACTGTAATCTAACAGCAAAAGTTTTTTCAGTAGTGAAATCCTTCTTTACTGCAGGCGATACCTTAGCTACAGCCAGCAAATCATTATCATTATTATATAGTCCAACCGTTGTTATAAATGTTGTAGGAAATCCTGTTAAGCTAGAAGTTATTGATCCAATAGCTGTATTTTGTATTGATGTTGGATTATTAGTATAGTTAAAATCTCTGTTGAAAGCTCTTGTAAAAAACACGCTTCTCTTAATCATGTTTAAGCTAATAAAACTTAATTCATTAATTGCAATTTTACCAGCGGTGGCCCCAGGCCCAAAAACAAATCCAGAGGCAGAATTAGCCAAAAAGTTGGTATCCCTTGAAAAATCGCCACCATGAAAAACCATAGTACCTGTGTCATAAAAAACAGTACCTACAATATTTGAAGGCTCAGCCTTTTCAACTAGATCACCCTTTCTACCAATGTTGCCAGAGATAGAAGACTCTGGTCTATCTATAATAACTTTATTTGGAACAGAACCAAAACTAAAACGTGCAGTAACAGACCCAGATAAAATAGAATCATCTGCAGTTGTTCTTCCCAGTGTTATAACTCTTGCTATACCAGTAGTAGCAATGTTATTCTGTGCTACAGGAACAACAGCGGCCGCTGAAGTAGAAAAATAATAATTTGAAATACTTCTAAAAGCTGAACTCAGCGGAGTAGTAGTTGTTGTGCCCCTTGCGTTAGCGAGAAAACCTGTTGCAGTAGATTCTGTCACAAACGAGTTTATATTTCTCTCTGCTGCGGCAGTGGCCGAATCTATTTGATAGTTTGTTTTTGATACTACCTCAGAGATTGTAATGTCTCTTTCTAAATCAAAATTGACTAATGACATAATTATTCCCTAATTTTAAATTCCAGAAGAACTAACGTTAAATGTTAACTGCCTTCTTGCGCCCGTGTTAATACCTGTTATGTCAATAATGGTAGATCCATCTGATCCTCCAGCATTTTCGCCTGTCTTGATAGTAAAGGTAGCTACTCCATTATCATCAGGCTCTGCTGTTAGGTTATCTAACTTGGCAATGTTTAAATCTCTTGATGTGGCTGCGTAACCTTGGCTATCAGTACCGTTTTCAGTTATAACTGTTACTGTTAGGTCATCACCAAAATCGACTGTTCCTATTGTTGGTGTTATTTTTAAAGTTGCAACCTTCAGAGTCCCTGCAGGCAATGATACTAGCCTATATAATAGAGCCACATCTTCATTAGATACTGGTTCTAAGATTGGAAGATTAAGTATGTCGGTGTCTTGACCGGTTGCTCTTGTTGCTTCATAGTGTTGGTAATTAATTTCATCATCACCAAAAGCAAACTTAGTGATTTGAAAACTTCCGTCATTTTTAGCTAATAATTCTCTACCTTTTTTTGTGAGAATTGCGTCTATAACCGCTGTAGTGCTATCAAGAAATGCCAATTGTATGCTCCTTTTTTATTTTATTTTAATAAAAACGCATGATAAAATAAATAGTTTTTTGTAATAGTTTTATACTTCCGGTGCTTCATTTTCTATTTCATTATCATTTATCGTTTCTTTTTTAATAACTTTTTTAATGTTGTTTTTTATCTTGTCTTTGTTTTTATCTTCTTTAGGTAGTTTTACTATCTTATAAAAAAACTTGTCCTCTTCATCACCTAAATAGAAAATAACAACATCGCTTGTTTGTTTCAATTTTACAAAATTTTCTAATTCCTCTATGTTAAAAAAAGATTTATCGTAAAAAACTATGGCGTCTACCTTTTCCTTCATGTGATTTTCAATAGATCCAAAATAATCATTAGTTTTACAGTAATCCACATTTTTTATGTGATTTAAAGAAAGATGTTCTGGCAATGAAGGACTTATAAAATAATCTCTATCCATTGCTATAACCTTTTTTGATAATCCAGATAGAGCAAGAGTTATAAATCCTGCACAAGAACCTATCTCTATTATCTTATCTATGGATTTATTCTTAAACCTTTCTCTTATTAATGACTCTAGTTGCACTTTTTGTTCATCGCTGCATTGTTTAAAATTAGAAATAAACTTATAACTCATTTATAACCTCCTATGAAGAAACTTGTTCGCCACCCTGTTCTGATAATTGTCTAAGAAAGTCTTGATCTCTTGTTTCATCACTATTAATAGCGACTCTAAAGATTTGTGTATTATTATTAAAAAGATTTACCACTCTTATAGGAACAATACCAATAGACCCAGAGATACTTTCATCAACAGCATTAATGGAAACAGAACGCGATGCATTTTCAGATGTCAATGATCTCACAACATCCGCCAATCTTAGTTCAAATTCTATTTTTTCATCTTCTAGTGTAGTTGTTATTGTAGTATCTTTATCTTTTATTAGCCTTCCTTTACCTTGAGAAATATTTCCCACAGTAGCTTCAAATAAGTTTGTTCCATCAGATGAGGCTGGGAACTCAAATCTTAAACTTGGTTGATCGGTCTTAAATGAACGACCTTTGGTTAACAATCTAGCTGTGCCCTTTATTAAAGATCTTATGTTACTCTCAATTGGGGCTGCCGTTGGTGAAATTAATAAAGTATCTAATGTCACATCTATAACAGATACAGGCCCAGCAGCTGGGGTTATCTTAACAGGTAAAACACGACCTACTCTTGTTGGTGAAAATCTCGGAACCGATCTGCTACTATTATCTGTCAACGAAGGGACAGCTCTGCCAGACTCTACACTTTTTTCAAAAAAGTCTTGAACACTATCTTCCACCCTATATCCTTGAAATACGGCAGTCGTTGCGGCAGATGCAATTAAAGATCTTTCATTTCCACTATTAGATCCCTGCTCCGCCAAATCTCCAGCGTAGTTGTGATTGTTAATAGTAAAAACTTCAGGCTCTATTGCTATTATACTAGGTGTTTGGTTGTATTCTGATCTTCCTTCATCATAAGAAATGTGTCCAAGATTACCACTTGAAGTAGGTGCTCCTACGTACCCTGTTGCAGTAGATTCTCTAAAACCAAACTGCCTTCTCATTTTTGGCCGTTCAAACATATGGTTTTCTATAAAAATACCCTCACCAATAATGTTTGTTTTAGCTGGTAAAAATTGTTTAGCGAATGAAAATAACCCACCAAAAGTGTCATTAAAATTGCCCATACCTTTTATGAAGGTATTAAGGTCAACTAAGCTTGCTGTGTTTCCGCTAACACCAGAAATACCACTACCTAAAACAGATGCACCTCTTTTTATTAGTTCATTCTCTAATGGATCAGAAGAAATTTCTGCCTCATTGCCAAGACCAAACGCTCTTGCTATCTCATGCCATCTTTTCTTAAAATCTCCGCCATACTCTTTTCTAAAAAGATCTTCTGCATCTCCTAATAGTTCGGTTGGAGCTACACTTGCATCTAAGTTTTTTATAGCTCTGTTGACTGCATTAATCGGATTCAAACTAAAACTAACAAAACCCGAATCTTGAATACCATCTTGAGTATCGTCTTGTCTAATTCTATCATTATCAGCTGCTAAGCCAACTGGATAATAATAGTTTATCTTTTTCATATCTTGAAAAACACGATATCTTTTTTGTTCTCCAAAATTAATAGGTAGGGCAGTGTTAGAAGCTGTTGTGGAATCGACTATAAAATTAAAGTCACCAGATAGTATTACATTTTCTTTTAGTTTATAGTGAGCTGATAGTCCACCAAAACTCGCTGTATTATCTACCCCATTAACAATGTCTGTCGCTGTTGATGAATTAACAGAGATTGATTCAAAATTTCTTACATGGTCTTTTATGTCTTCATCTTTTAAGGCTACATTCCACTTCCTTACTTGATGCAAGTATCCTGTAAATCTTGTGTCACCAGTGCCAGGAAAGTATGCTGGAAATTGTGAATAATCTGTTCCGTCTAAATTAATTGCAGCTCCTATACCACCAGAAGAGCTAAAGTTAGCCTTCCAAATGTTGCCAGGAACATCAGCTGTGCTAATTGTCTTTTTATTTACTACAACATAATCATTACCTCCAGTTGGAGATGATGACAATGCCATGGCATAAACATTTATAAAGTCTCCAGACCTACTAACAGCTACGTTTAGAAAATTATCTGGGCCGCCATATCCTCTAACATATCCAGAAAGATTACTCATTTCTGTTTGAGCAAAAAAGCTACTAGATGCAGTTGATCTAAAAGCTACTTGACCATAAGGGTTGAGTTCTATAGAATACAGAGGGTGGACTAATAAGGTATGTCCCGTAGAACCTTCTGAAAACCCCGTTGCAGAGACTCTCATCTCTATTGTGAAGTTTGTATTGGCTGGTATGTCGAAGACCAAGGCAGACCCCGTGGCACTGTTTGCAGTGGTTTGCACATACTTAGTTCCATCAGAGAATAGGGTTGGTGTGTCTACTTCTTCTACCTCTCTTACTAATGTTGGTTTATAGAAAATAGAATATTCATTTGTTTTAAGAAAATTGCTATCAACCCCATAAATTCTACCAATAGATTCTATTGTTTCTCTTGTTCCTTTTGTTTTTATAAGGTGAGAGATATTGTTGGCTATTCTGTTCCAAATTTCATAAGTTATTTGTTGTGTTGTAAAACCAGTAGCTGCTGCATTTATAAGACTCTTTTCAAAAGAACTTTTCTTTGCATTTTCATAAACATCTACGCCAAACTGAGAGGACAAAAACAAAGGAATAAGTTTGTTTGGTATTCTGTTATAATTACCATAATCTAATGTTTTTGTATTTGGTATCTGGTCAATGAAAATTTTTAAATCATCTATAATGTCACCATAGGCAGCTAATAGTCTGGACAACACATCTGTATCATCTTGATCAAATAAAACACTGGGTAAAAGATTTTCTAATTTTTCAGATCTTGTTATTGTTTCTTCAGCAGTAGCTGCATAAGATACTTCAGACCTATAAGTTCCTGTAGATGTTCCAATTATTTCAACTGCAACGCCAGGTGTTTTATAAATTGTATCTAATTGTTCTTCTTCAAACAATCTTGCTCGATTACTTATGTCTTCGGCCACTATAGCCTGTTCACCTGTCAATGCATTTAAGTTATTTCTGTAAACAGCAACTATTTCTACATTTTCCCCACGATCATTTTTAGCTATAAGGGTGGCATTAGGCTCAGAGTCTAAATTAGCCGAGGCACTACCTGTGGCAGCCAATCTATCCAAAATAAAAAGAGTAAAACCATCGGCCGATTTTCTAAAGTTATCTACTTCAAAAATTGCTTTTGATCCTATTACGGGGTTTGTTTGAAGTTCGGTACCTGCAGATAAACCAAACAAACCAATGGGATATTTATTAATAATTTCATTATAAGCTGTATTGAATCTTCTAATGGCATTACCAAAAAATATGTGTGAAGAAAAATCATTATAGTTAACTAAGGGTATAGTTCTGCTTTTATTGCCAGTAAGTGTTTTGTTAACCAAGTCTGCACTAGAAGAGCCGGCACCAGAAATAGATGTTAATAAACTATTAAATGTAAAGCCATCAGCCATTTATTAATACCCCGATCTATAGTTAGTTGTGTATACATCACCTATTGAAAATTGCCACTTATCTGGATAATCATAAACTATAGTTTCACCATTAACATTTATTTTTACTACTATCTTATAATCAATCCCCTCATAAAGAAGATTTGTATCTAAGTTAAAAAAGTTACCATTGATGTCATAAGAAATCGCGGATGGTGGAACCTCTACTTCATCATTTAACAACTCTCTGATTTCAAAGGTCGAGTTTGTTATTAAACTAGCATTCATAGCACTTGATGTTCCAGTTAACGCAGGATAAAGATTTGTTTTATCAAGAACGAAAACTTTAACTCGTTGTAAGGTTCCCTTCTCATAATTTTCTCTCAAGTTGCCTAATGAAACTTGATAGTTAGATGTGTTCAAGTATTGTTGACCATTAGAGGGTAGATTACAATCAAAGGAAAAGTTTTGAGTAACATATTCGCCAGCTGTAGTTATAGTCCAACTATCAACAAAAGAGGTTGCACTAGATGCTCCTATGTTAATACCAGTTAATGATAATGTTCCAGCTGCATTAGTAGCGTTTCCTATGTTAACCTTATAAACACCATTAAGAACCCTACCAGCTGTTAGAACCAGTCCATCTGGACTTGATGTATCAATGTTAACACCATTAGCACTAATAGTAACATGGCCTGGGAACTCTCTTATCCCATTTAAATCAGTTAAAACACCATCAACAACATTGTAATAATAAAGATCGCCTGTTTTAGAGAACTTTATTAAAGACCTATTGTCTCTTATTGCTCCATCCCATTCTAATTGAAAATAGGGAGCGTTTCTTGTATTGGTCTCTCTTCCATAAAATTTCTTGGTATAAAACGAATCACCTGTAACTGATCCAGCAGCCCCCAAACTAGTAACCCTCTGACTATCATTAGATTCATAAATGTCAGACATTTTTATTAAGAATCCGTTGTTTGCACTTCCCCCAGCTGCTATAGGAGTTCCGGTAGAGTAATTTAAATAAGCTTTGAAGAACTCAGTAACATCAACTTTTAAATCTTCTTGGCCGTTTGTAAATAATTGACTTGCACTATTAGAGTCGTAAACATTGTTATCAGCGCCAAGAAAAACAGCCCCGCCAGTTTGTCCATTATTTAAAGTCCACGGAATAGTATTACTAGCACTTAATGAGTTCGCATAGCCGCTATCTGTATAAGTGTCATTATCTAGTCCAAAACCTTCTGACCAACTTCCTGTCAATGGTATTACATCCAAAGAAAAATTTGTAGCTAGAGAGTCTCCATGTTTGGCATTGGTCATACAAATAAAAGCAGATACAGTATTATTTGTTCTTGGATCTGGATACTTTCCTTGATTAATAATAGATGAAGATAGGGACGATAAAGCAAACTCTACAAGTATTCTTGCATGTTGCTTTCTCTCCACTAAATTATTGTAATTACTCCAAACTTCAAGAATAGGTGAAAGTCCAAAGTTAGCCGATGCTGCAGCATCTGTGATCCAAGTATCTTTTGTGGCGTATGTTCTTGCAAAAGACATTATGCTCCTCTCCCCACTATGTCAAAATTAGGATATTTTAATTCCCAACATACATCTTGTGGAAAACTTAAAATACCATTTTGAGTATTAGCTTTAATATCAAATTGATAATTGGCATAATTCCTACTATCAACTATTCCATAAATGTTCGTAAATTTAAAATTAACAACTGATGCAACTTTATCAAGAGCTTGTAGTCTACTAGAAAAATCCGACATTATTAATGATGCATTAAAGTTAGAATTTTCAACAACAAATAATCCTTGTAGTAAAATAAAACAATCAACTAATGCATCGTTAAGATTAGCGTTTGGATCGGGAACAATAGTAAAATCTATTCCTATGTTACAAACCTTACCGTCACTTATTCTTACAGTGTCAGAAAATGATCGGAATCTATTTATGTATGTCTCAACATTGTTCTTTAATGTTCCTGTTGGGGTTTGCAAAAATCCTTGTGCATTTCTGGCTATACCTATTAGTTCTACACCTAATGCATTGTTTGGGTCTTTTCTTGCATAACTTCTATACATTGATCCAAATTCTGGTGGCATAGAAAGAACTCTTACTTGATAGTCTTGTAGTGTGACAGCCCTGTTTTGCGCATTAAAGAATGCTGCCGCATTTTGTTTAATCTCTGTTCTTGTTTCTTCGTCAGCTCCTCCAGACGCTTGTTCAACATTTGTGACAGATAATGAGTTGATTGCATTTTGAACGACTTCATTATTGTTCGTTGCAAAATCTTGATTTGCAAATTGTATGACCCTTGACACAAACCTGTTTAAAGTTCTTGGGCCGACATTAGTATCATTGCCTCCACCATATCTATACTTTATATCTAAAGTTACATTTCTTGGTGCATAGCCAAGACCTTTGGTTTTCAGAAAGTTTGAAGAATCTATTATTGCTGGTGAAAAACCAGAAGGTGATCCTCTAAGAGTTGGTGGCAATACATAATCTTCGGGATTTGGTATAAGTTCGGAATCTTCTAAATCACTTGTTCCGCCACCAAAAATTATTGATGTCTCCCCATCTGCAGAAACCTCGGTTGTAAATCTATAAGGTATCTTTTTGTATTGTAAAATGTAAGCTGAATCAGATGAAGAAGATGTATTGTTTTTGTATCCTGTAAAAATACTACCTTGAGCTAAATTATCAACTTGAAAATATTCTTTACCATCAGATGAAGTTACTGAAACAATCTCTGTTATCTCTTTGTCTGGTAGTGTTGTTTTTAGAAAAGGTATAGTTTGGTCGCCAGCTGTGTAAGTAAATGTTCTTACTGATCCAGCCATAGCTGAAACACTTGTTATAGAATACTGAGTTGTGTTTGCTGATAGCTTTGTTGTCACTCTATCTTTTGGGCTAGAAAAGTCTGCATCAGAAAGTGTTTCAAATTGAATAGCTGGCTCAAAGTTGGTAACTACTTTTGATCCCTTTTTAATAGTATACAAAGAATCAGCACTAGTGGAATCTTCAAATACTGCACTAACAGATAGATTAACTACTGCAGGCCTTGAAAATTTTGGTTTGTATCCCAAGTTTTGAGCCAAAGAAAAAATGTTTTTTGGTTCTATTGCTCTATCTATAAAACCTTCGTTCACTTGCCTATCAATGTAAAAAGACATTGCATCACCTAAGTAAGCTAACAACTCTATGATAGCCATACCACCAGAGGCCTCATTAAAATCTTGATAGTCGTTTGGATAATATCTTTTTAAGTAGTCTATTAAATCTTTTTTAATAGAGTCAAAATCTTTAGACAAATAACTAACATTCATCTTTTGTTTTGAAACTGGTTTTGTTGATTGATAATCTGGCATCTTTTATCTCGGTGTTCCATTTATAGTTAATTGTATACTATCTCTAAGTGCATCAGAGTTATTTATTTTGTAGCTCATACTAACCAAAACTTGTGTTGGACTCAAAGCAATACCCCTAGGTTTATCCACCTCTGTAAATACCTGCAAACTCTCTAAACTAACATAAGGCATCCAATTAGCTAATGCATCTTTTATTTCATTTTTTATCTTAAATTCTAATTCTTCTCTCTTTACTGGCTCAAATAGTTGTCCAGCTAAAATAGGAATATTAGTTCCAATAGAGGAGTTAACAACTCTTTCGCCCTTTTTTGTTAGTAGTAGAATTTTTATGTCCTCTCTTACTGCGTCAACGGTTGTTTGATTCATCTCAAAAAACCCTTTACGATAAGAACGCAACGGAAATTTTAAATTAATACCCATCTATAATCTCTAATTAATATAATTTCTTTTACTTAAGTGTTCTTCTAACTTATCAATTAAGTCAATAAATTTGCTTTTTGCGTCTGTAAAACTATCTTCTAAATCATTTAAATTGTTTAAAATTAAAGTAGTTTTATCATCTGTTTCTATAGTTGTTGTTATTCTTGGGTTTGATTGACCGCCAATAGTAATAGCCTCAAAGTCAATCTTTTTTCTTTTTGTTACTGTCCTATATCCTTTGTTCACTACTTTGGGTGCTTGTGGAACAGTTATAAATTTTGATGGTATAGTTATTGTAGAGCCTGGTGTCCCCTTTGCTACCAATTTTTTAATCTCTACTTCTTTACCGTTTGAGCGATTTATTTCTTTAACTGTTTCATAAACATCGCCGCTGCCGGGCACTCTTACTCTAGACGCTGGGACGAAAACCCTTTTTGAAGGCTGAGGCACAAGTTTTACGCCTTTATTAACAAGTGTCTTAAATTCTATTTCTTTTTCTGGCAGGTCTATGTTAATTTCTGGCAATGTGTGTGTATGATCTAAATAAGAATTAAATAATAGTTCAACTGTATTTGATAAGGCACTAACAGAGTCCACAAGAGACATTATCAACTCATCTTGTTCTGTTAATGAGTCATTTAATTTTTCCCCTAATACTTGTTTGTGCATCAGTTCTTCAGAATCTTCTGATGTTGATACACTATAAAACTCATCGGCAAAACTAGCAATTATGTTTTTCCTAACTTCTTCTGGAAAATCCCCTGCAGGCCTTGGACCTGTTGGAGTGTCTATTAATGCACCATCTGGCAACACTTCAAAATCATTATCTAAATAAGATCTTTTTAAAACCCTCTTTCCTAAGTTTGATGCTTTCGATTCGGCTAAATGAATGGTTTTTGTTTTTGTAACACCGACAGCAGGAAATCCTGTTGTTCTGTAATGTCTATCGTGCAAAATGCCCATTTCCAAAACGCCAGGTTTATTAAATGCACCATAAGAAGGATTGTAGCTGTGTCTTAAAAAACTTCCATTACGACCCTGCATTATAACATCACCAAGCTTAGCAGGTAATTGATACACTTTTCTTGTGTCGTTGGCTTGTGGTTGTCTTGATGTTTCATTTAGGTTCTTTACATCAAATGGCATTCCGTATTTTTCTTGTGGGGAAAGATTTCCTAAGTGTTCTTTAGCCAGCTTTAAGCTAACAAAATCACTATCGTTCACCCTGCCTATCCAATAACCCTTTGAATCGTTGCTAGTTCCTTCTCTAAGGATTGTAACCAACTCACCCACCTCTGGAACACACACAATGTTATTGGGGAATAGAGGGGTAAACCAGCTCGGTATATCAAGTTGTGGGTTTTCACTGAAACTATCATTTTTCCCAAGAACTCTTGCATTGATACTGAATTGAGGTATAGAGGCACTATAGTCAGTATTAAAACTAACACCCGTTTTCACGGCAATTACTATAGCTAAATCCATAACAAAATGATTCTGAACTTTCCAACCCCTTGAGATTGCAATAACATCCTCTTGGAAAGTTCTTGAACTTAACATTTTATCAAGATTTGTCGGATTTAGATTCATTTACCTTCTCTTGTAGTTCGTTTATTTTAAACCCTCTTTTCAAGAGTTCCTCTTCTAATGTTATTATTTTTTCTCTTGTTTTCTCGGCATTTGTTACAACAGCCTCAAAAACTGATAGTTGATCACTGTAAATTTGTAATAGATCTACATAACTTTTTGCAAGTGATTCATCTTTTTCTTCATCATACATTAGTTAATAAAATCGTCTTTTATGGTCGCGTAAGCAATTTTTATTTTCTTAATTGATTTAGTTATCTTTCTACTCGGTAAATCAGTAGCCTCTTTTACATAAACATATAATTGCTTCTTATTATAAATAGTAAATTTATTATAGTTTTTTAATATGTCGTTTATAATTTCTAAAACGGCTAAATCTTCTTTGTTCAAAGAATCACTTACCATTAGTGAATCAAAGTTTTTAGTTAGCTCTTTTATAAAATTATAATCTTCTTCACCTTTTTCAACATCATAGTAGTGTTCTATACTTTTATCAAAAATAATAGAATCAGAATTTTCATTATCTATCACTGTTTGACGTTTAGCCGCATTAGATTGTTGTATCATCCAATTTTTAACTATCGTTCCAAAATAAGAAAACGACTTTGCTCCAGAATTAGGATCAAATTTACTTAATTTTTCATAAAGATGAGCCATGGCTTCATGTTTTGTTTGATCGTAATCAAATAAAATTGTATTAAAATTATAAGTATAGTAAATGTTTTCTACTAGTTTTGAAAAAGCTGGAAAAATAATGTTGTTGTAGATTTTGTGTTTTAATTTAGTATCTTCACTTAAATTAAACTCCACAATAGCTTCTTCTTGTTCTGGTCCCCAATACTTCATAAATAACCTTTCATTATAGATAGAAATACATTTTAATTTTAATAGAAAAAAATTTTATTTTACACTAACCCGACCCCCACGTGAAGTTAGTTCTGTTTGCTGCATCTGATAATCGCTTCTCGGTTTTATTAAATAATGTATCGTAGTTTGAAAAACCCTCTGTCGCAGCCTCGGATGCCAGTTCTTGTAATGTAGTAAACTTTCTTTGAGCAAAAGGATTTGTTTTACTATTATTATTCTTATAATTAACCAACTTACATTCTAATGTTGTACTAAAATTAGAAGGAGTAAGGCTTTCTGACACAGAGGTTATCATATAAACACCCTCTATACCTCTCATTAAGCCTTTTATATAAACGACATTAAACATTGTTAGACCTACAACACCATGAACTGTCAAAGTTATGCTTCTTAAGAAGCTGCTTAAAATACCACCAAAAAAGCTTGGATCTTTACCACCTTTAGAGTTGTTAGATAAAAATTCCTCATTTTGTGCAGCAATAACATTGTTATTAAAAGAAACACTGGAAGCTCTTAACTCATCAATTAGTCTTGTTATAACTTGACTAGCTTGAGGTGAGTCTTCTGTTAAAAAATCTCTTAAGTTATTTTGTGATACTGATTGAATGTCTCCTTTATCACTAAGTGTAACTATTTTTAATGATTCTAATTCTTTTTTAGAACTGATAAAATTGTTTTGAAGGGCATCTGTAATGTCTCCTAAAAAACCATAATTGTTATCCAAATTTTTTCTCACAACACTAGACACATCTACACTTTGGCCGCCGACAATAGAAGGTAATCTAAAGGCCGCAAAAGCTATAGGATCTACTTTTGAATTCAAAGAAAAATTTTCTACTAATGACCTTTCTGTCCCAAACTCACATACTACCGCTTTTTGAGAAAACTGAGATGCAAACTCTTCAATTTGCGCGCTGCCGCCGTTTTCAGCAACGTTAATTTCTAAACTTTCAAAAATCTCTTTAGAAATTCCGTCAACTTTTATACTTGCACTGTAAACCTCTATAGTGTCACTATTTTTATAAGTTCTTGTCGCTAGCTTTATAGTGGGATTTGTTGTGTTGGCTATTTCAATAACCTTTTTTATCAAATTGTGTAAAGGTGCATCTGGTTCTTGGGTTAAAATTTGCTTAATGCCATTTATGTCAACAGGCATTTCAAAAGTATTAGAAACAGTTAGTGTTGTAAAAAAATCAACCAAGTTTGGTTGTAATGTTTCTAAATTATCTTTTGAATTTTCTAAAAAATCTTTTTGAGATTTTTTTCCCTCTAATTCTTCTTTTAATAAATCAATGTCTTCATCAGTTAAGGCCTCATTGTTTTCATCTTTTTTTGTTTCTATTTTTACTTCTATTTCTTCAATATCTTTTTTAATAGACTCTAAAGAAGAATTTATTTGATTGGCTTGTTGTTCTACTGAACTCTTAGAGACACTAGGTAGTGGTATGAAATAGTTAGATTCTAAATCACGATAAAAGAACTTTACTCTTTTATTAGTAGATTTGCTTATAGCTTGTAAAACTGATCCAAGAAAAAAATAAACAGGTTGAGCTTGAATAGAAACCCCAGCCTCATTGCCATTTATTCTTAATTTAGATTTTTCAACAAGGACACTTTCTGGTTGGCCGTCGTCGTCTTCTTCAGAGTTAGGGTCGTATAGGTTAAACATCATAACACTGACACAACTTGATGACTTCCAAATCTCTTTAGTTTCCGCATCGAACTTATCACTTATTTTATTATTATCATCGTAAAATAAAGCTTTATTAGGGTTTCCATCTACCTTAAAATCATCTTGTATTTCTTTTTGTAGTTGCTTTCCATAAGATGGCATAGTGTTTATAAGATTTTTGGCTTCTATGTTTGCACTATCATTTGGCAGTTCCCAAGGCGTCCCATTGTCAAAATTTGAATAACCACTAGCTTCTTTAAGATCTTTTTCTATATATCTTGTTCTAAATTTTATATATTGATTTGTATAATAAGTCCCTTCGTTTCTATTGTTGTGTTCATTTAACTTAGAATAAAAATTATTTTTATCATTTTGTAAATTAGTTGGGCCTTTTGGATCTTTTGTAATAAAATCTTTTAAATCAGATTCATACCTACTGCTGTAACGTTTATAACCGTTCCAACTATTGTCTATGCTGGGATCATCTTCTGTGTCTGCAGGCCAGTCGGGTGGAATTTCACCT